TCGGTCCCTTGACCCCATTGCGCGCGCTCCGGGAACCTGATCGTGGACGACGGGATGAAGAACGGCAACTTCCCGCTCCGAACAAAGAACCGGCAATAAACCGAAAAACACCACTTGACAGGGAAAGCCCCATCCAAGTTCGGATCCGCCAATCCACCCGAGCCTTCGCCTTTCTAGTCGGGGCGCTTCGCTACGTGGGCCTCGGGCCGCTTAGGACACCAGCTCCGAACCGATGCGGCGAGCTGGGAGACGTCCGCTCGCACTGGACGATAGAGCAGCCGGAGCAGGCTCTACGGTTCGGCCCGCTTTCTGTTGCTCGGTGAGCATTCATGCCGCCGGGGCCCACACGGGTTAAACGGGTCGCGGGCTGCGCTGCTGCTCGAGTTCTTGGGCGCGCTGGCGGTAATACTCGAAGAGACCCTGGCTCGGGAAAGGCCTTTTGACCCAATCCAAGAACTGCGCCGTGGAATCGACCTGATCGTCGTGCTTTCCCCTAGGGAACACCGTCATCTCGTGCAGATATTCGGCGAGCCATGGCGCGGCCTCTGGGATGTGGACAAAGCCGTTCTCGATGATCGCGGTCTGCGCATTCAGGCGCATGATCTTGTCGGTGGTCGGCAGGTAGCGCGTGACGCCGTAGCAGCCATCAGCGATCAGCTCCTGGATCAGTTGGGTGCCCGAAGCCTTGTCCTCGATCAGCACCTCGGTCGCATTGTAGAGGCTCTGCTGCTCGCGCACGGCGCGCTTGAGCGCCGGATATTCGAGGCGTCGGCGGAAACGACCGATGAGAAAGAGCTCTTTGCCTTTCACTCCCCAAGTCGTGCACACCGAGAAATCGCTGAGCTCGGTCGCCTTATTGGCAGTGTCCCAGCTTTGCACGACGCGATCGAAGCTCTCCGGCCGCTCCTTCTCGCCGAACCGCTTGAACCAATGCGCCTTGACCAGCCCGCCCCCCAGTGGGGCAGGTGATTGCTGGTACTGGCCAGCGAAGTTGTATTCGCCGATCGTGCGGCGGATGCGGTCGAGGGTGTCGAGCGGCTCGCGATGGGGATGCAGCGCTTCGCCGCGTCGCCGGGTGAAGGTTCGCGGTCCGAAGACCGTCTCGATCCGGTGCACTTCGTCCTCTTCGGCGATTGCCGGAAAGCACACGACCTCCCACGGCTCCTGGGCGAGCACATGGCCAACAAGATCATCCTCGTGCAATCGCTGCATTATGATCACGATGGCACCTTTACGCTTATCGTTGAGGCGGCTGTAGAGGGTGTGGCTGAACCATTCGTTCGCGGCTTGTCGCTGCGCGTCGGACAGCGCCTCCTCCGGTTTCAACGGATCGTCGATCAGGATGATGTCGGCGCCGCGTCCCGTCAGCACGCCGCCATTGGAGGTGGCGAGCCGGTACCCATTGGCGGTCGTAATGAACTCCTGGACAGCCTGGCGGTGCGGAGCCAGGCGGGTCGGGAAGATCCGTCGGTACCATCGGCTCAGCATGATGCTGCGGCAATCGCGGGCGAGCTTGTCGGCGAGCTCTCCGGCATAACTGATACAGAGAATTTGCGCCGACGGGTCGAGTCCGAGACACCATGCCGGAAAGGCGATCGAGGCCATCAGCGATTTCAAATGGCGTGGCGGCAGATTGATGATCAATCGCCTGATCTGGCCCCGGCGCACCGCCGCCAGCCTGGCGGCGATGACCCGGAGATGCCAATTCACCCCGAGCTCGGTCTGTGGATTGAGCTCGTAGAAGCAGCGCGCGGCGAAGGTGCTGAAATCCTGCCGCAGGAGCGCCTCATACTCGGTGGCTGTCAGGTTCGCGATCATCGGAGCTCGCCACGCAAACGCGCTTCGAGCTGCGCGAGCAGCTTTTCATCCGCCAAGCTAAACGAGCTTTCCTCGGTTTGCGGTTCGCTCCGGCGTTCGATGTCTTGCATGATGTCGACCAGCAGCTTGAGGGCGCGCCAGTTGCCCTTGGCCGCTTCGTTGACGAGCTGCTTGAAGGCGGCTTTGCGCTTGCTGATGCGCTTGCGCCCGCCATTCTCGTTGACGACGACAACTTCGTTGAGCGCTTCGTTCAGCAGGCTCGCCAGGTTTTTTGCTCCCCGGGGCCGGCCTTTCGGATTCCCAGATTGGCCGCGCTTGAACCGCATCGCAAGAGGCGGCCTGCCGTAGCCGACTCGATAATCGCCCTCGCCATCATGCAGCATCGGCCGCCTCCGCCTCGCAAGCGAGGTCATCAAAGCTGCGGTTGCTCGTGGCATGACAAGCATTTCCACCGGTCAGCGCCTGCCAGCGGTGGATAATCGTGTCGACGTAAGCCGGATCGAGCTCCATGCCGTAGCAGCGCCGGCCACTGCGCTCGGCGGCGATGATGCTGGTGCCGCTGCCGAGAAAGCTGTCGAGCACAATGTCGCCGCGGGCCGAGCAGTCGAGAATCGCGTCGGCAACCAGCGCCACCGGCTTCACGGTCGGGTGCAAGGCCAGCAAATTGCCCTCCGCGCTGCAACGCGAGAAGGAATTGACCCCCGGATAGTGCCAGACATTGGTTCGGTTACGACCAAACCGGCCGAGCTGGACATTGTTGCGGTGCCCGTGGCGGCCACTTTTAAAGACAAAGACGAGCTCGTGGCAGCTGCGGTACAATGACCCCATGCCGCCATTGCTTTTGACCCACACGCAGACGTTTTCAAGCTCGGAGTAAGCCATATGGCCGGCGGTGAGCAGCTCCATGAGATGACGCCAGTCCATGCAGATGAAGTGAAGCGAGCCACCTGCGCTAAACGCAGCGAGGTTCCGGCAAGCGTGGCTCAGAAAGGCGGTAAACTCGGGTTTGGCCATCTCGCCCGAAGCCATCGGAAACGGCCGATGATGGATTGCACCCAGACCGCCCGCGTGCCCGTCGATCGGCACATTGTAGGGCGGGTCGGTGAAAACCATGGCAGCACGTTCCTCGGCCATCAGAGTGACAAAATCGGCCGGGTCGAGGGCATTGCCGCACAACACCCGATGCTCCCCGAGCCGCCACAAATCTCCCTCCTTGCTGACTGGCGCGCCTGGCGGAATCTCGGGTACGACATCGGCGGGATCGTCAGCCGGGTCGGGTACTTCCTCGAGCGAGGCGATCCGCAGATCGATCTCACCCATTTCAAAACCGGTAAGCTCGAGACTGAAATCGAGCTCGAGCAGCGAGAGCTCCTTCAGCTGCTCGGCCAATAATCGGTTGTCCCAGCTCGCGATCTCGGTCAACCGGTTGTCGGCAATTGCAAATGCGCGCGCCTGCGCGGCGGTCAAGTGATCGAGGCAGATAGTGGGTACCTCGGCAATGCCGAGCTCGCCGCCGGCCAGCAGTCGGCCATGGCCAGCGATCACCTTGAGTTCGGCATCGATCAGGATTGGCACGATGAAGCCAAATTTTCTAATGTTGTTCTTGAGGTGTCGGATTTGTGTTTTGCTGTGGACCCGCGGATTGGTCGGATCCGGTTTCAGCGTTTCGATCCGACGATAAATTACCGTCAGATTCAAATTCGGCATCGTTCGATTTGCTTGAGCAAGAAACCTTGCCTGCTTGATTCTGTTCTTCATTGAAAGTGCTCCGTTATATCGCCCAACACCATCGATGGTATGTGGCTTTAAAGTATGACGGGGGCCGAATCATCGCTGGGCGGACCTGGGATGAAGTGCGGCCGATCACTGGAACAAGACGCAGATTGCGCGAGTCGGTTTGAAATCAAGAAGACAAGAGTTTCCGACAGTAAAATTGGGCGAGAAAAACAGGCATTAGTCGCAGTGGTTAATTTCCCGGAAAATCATGCTTCGAAACGGTCCGAATTTTTCCTGTTCTTGTAGAGCGGTTTCCGATCAGATTGGATAACCGGTGTTTTTGAATAAGTTCCCGCACTTTTGGGGTTGGTGGCGTTCAAGGATACCGCCAACCGTCTGCCATAGTGCGTCGCGAGTGCGTTCTGCGGGTAACGCTGTTTTGAACGTGGCGACGGCCCGCTCGGTCGGATTGAGATTGGGGCTATAGGGTGGCGGGTAGATGAGCTGCGCAGCTTGGGAGATGATCGCTACGGCAACGCCGGCCGCCTGTGGCTGCTCAAATTGTCGAACAGGACGATATCATCGTGCCGCAGAGTTGGTGCCAGCATCTGCTCGCATAGGCGCGAAAGCGTTGGCCGTTGATGGCGCCGTCGAAGACACATGGCGCGGTGGTCCCGCTGCAGCGCAGGCTGGCCGCCAGGGTGGTTACCTTCCAATGCCGGTGCGGCACTGGCGCCAGTAGCCGCAAGCCGCGGGCGGTCCGGCCATAGCAGCGCGCCATATTGGTGTGGCCCACGTCTCGTCGATGAAGGCCAGGTGGTCGGGATCGAGCTCCGGCAGGCGGCAGATGAAGGCGCCGCGCACCTCGACTACATCGGCGCGATCCCATTCGGCGGTGTGTAGGCTCTTTTTTTGAGCGTGATCTTCTGCGCCTTGAGAAACCGCCACAACTCGTCCGTCCGACGCTGATCCCATGTCCGGCCGCCAGGGCTCCGCGGATTTCCTGCAAGGTCAGGTCCGGGTTGTTTGCCTACCAGCTCCAATAACGCCGTCCGATGCTCGACCAAGCGCGAACGCTTCCCACCGCGCGGGCTCGGGCGTGACCCTCGGCCGGCAACCGCTGCGCCCAGTGAATCGCGGTATTCACGCTTACCCCAAATCGGCCCGCCGCCACCCACGCAGATGTCCCCGAGGTTATTGGTGCAGCCACGCGTTCGCGCAAATCCACCGAATATTGTGGCGGCCCCCACGATATGTGGCGTCACTACCATCGCCGATCCGTGGCAGCTGCAAATCCTTACCTTGTCGGATCTACTCGGTCGGAAACCGTTCTAACGAGAGCTGCAGTCAGGCGTTTTTGAAACGAGTTCTCGCTGTCCGGAACGATAATGCGTGGATCAATTAGCTCGGCACAGTTTTGGTAAACCGGTGCAAGCGTCCGGCTATCCCAGGTTTAGGACTTCCTGTCAGACGGCTGAAAAGACCATACACCTCCACCAAGAACCATGTCTCTGGATTTTGTTGGCGCTTTTTGATCGCGCCGTCCTGCCTGGCCATTGTTAACATCAGTTCAAGGCGCGCGGATAACCAGCGCAGCTCTTCGACCAGGCGGGGTGCCTGACTGCCGCTCCCTGGGTCAGATAACATTACCTCGATTTGGCCGGCCCCGCTCATATCGGAATCGAGTATTTCGACAATGGTACGGCACGCCGCACGAAGGCGGGAAAGATCTTTTTCGAGCTCGCTGTCGGTCTTGACCTTCTCGCTGATCAATTTTTCTATGTGATAGCCTCGCTTGATCCTAGCGAGCTCAGCATTCAGGCTTGCCAGCACCTGATCGGTGACGCGGATCTTCCCCGCGATCAGGGCCGCCCTTAATCGTCCGGGCTCCATTGGTCGCTCTTTCCGGTCGCCGCCGCTGCGGTTGTCCCCAAGAACTAGGTAGGGTATTCGATCACGACGCCGTTTTCGATAACGTATTCCGGCGTGTGTTGACCGATTGGAGGCTTTAATCTTGAGGCTGGCGCGCTGGGGCGGCGCTTCTCTGATCTCGACGGAGAAATTCCGTAGAAGGGCCTGTCACTCCTGATAAGGCCCGAAAAATTACCTGTTAGGTCTCCGGCAGCATCGGTAGCATCAAAGGCCCCGGATTGGCGGTGTCCGGCGTAGGTTACCTGATCGGGCGAGAAAATTGCCTGTTAGCCAAAATCAACGCCCTGTTAAAATCGTGGAATTCCCTGTTCGGCTGCGTCGGGAATTTGCCCGCTGAGCCATTGAATTTGCTAGCGCACCGGCGATTTCGTGGCGCGAGCACAGGCCATATTGAAACAGATTCCCTGTA